ATAGTATAAGGATTATATATGGCATCAGTAGTAGATATTTGTAACGGAGCATTAAATCAATTAGGTGCAACAACAATTCTTTCATTAACAGAAGATTCAAAAAACGCTAGACTTTGCAATTCAAGATTCACACAAGTTAGAGACGCATTATTTAGAACACATCCATGGAACTGTTTACAAAAAAGAACAGAACTAGCAAAAGACACAGCAACTCCAGCTTGGGGTTTTAGTTCTGCTTTTACTTTACCTGCTGATTGTTTAAGATTACTTTACATAATAGATTACGATTCTAACCACAAAGTAGAAGGTAGAAAAATTTTAAGTAATACCGATACTATGAAAATTTTATATATAGGAAGAATTACAGACCCAAATGAATATGATGAATTATTAAGAGAAACTTTATCTGCTAGTTTAGCAGCTGACATCGCATATGGTGTTACATCTTCTAATCCTGTAGCTCAAAATATGTACACATTATTTCAAGATAAACTAAGAGATGCTAGGTTTGTAGATTCAACTGAAGGTCAAAACAATGCACCCGATCTTGGAATGACAGATTCAATAGACGCTAGTACTTTTATTACATCAAGGTATTAAACTATGGCACGAGTTGCAGCACAGCTAACCAATTTTACAGGTGGAGAACTTTCACCACGACTAGATGGTCGTAATGATTTAACTAAATATTCTTCAGGATGTAAAACTTTAGAAAATTTTATTATTTACCCACATGGTGCAGCAGCTAGAAGATCAGGCAGTACATTTGTAGCTGAAGTTGCAGACAGCGATAACAAATCAAGATTAATTCCTTTTGAATTTTCAACAACACAAACTTATATGTTGGAATTTTCAAATTTAAAAATAAGATTTTATAAAGACAATGGTGCAATTTTAGAAGGTGATAAAACTATAACAGCTATTACTCAAGCTAGTCCGGGAGTTATTACTTGTAGTTCACATGGTTATTTAACTGGAGATGAAATACTTATTACTGCTGTTGTAGGTATGACAGAACTTAATAATATAAGATTTTTAGTTGTTAAAATAGATGCTAATACTTTTTCTTTAACAGACAAAGATGGCGTAGCAATTAACACTACAGGTTATACAGCTTATAGTTCTGCTGGAACTATGAATAGAGTTTATACAGTTGCAACACCTTACACAACTGCACAACTTTTTGACATTAAGTTTGCTCAATCAGCAGACGTTATGTACATCACACATCCTTTACATGAAGTAGAAAAATTATCTCGTGCTGGTCATACAGATTGGACTTTAGCAGATGTTGAATTTACTAAAGGACCTTTTATGGATGTTAATACAACAACAACTACTTTAACTCCAGCATCTACAGCAGCAGGAGCTGGGGTAAACATAACTGCATCTGCAATTACAGGAATAAATGGTGGCGTAGGTTGGTTAGCAACAGATATAGGTAGACAAATTTATTTTAATGATGGTTATGCTGTTATCACAGCAAGAACAAGTGCAACAGTTGCAGTAGCTACAATTACTATAGCTTTTGCAAATACAAATGCTATTACCGCTTGGCAACTTGGTTCTTTTTCAGACACAACAGGTTTTCCATCTTGCGTTACTTTCTTTGAACAAAGATTAGTTTTTGCAGGAACAGTATCACAACCTCAAACAATATTTTTTTCTAGATCAGGTGATTACGAAAACATGGATGCTAACATTGGCGGAACTGTAGCAGATGATGATGCTATTATTTATACGATTGCATCTAACCAAGTAAACGCTATTAGATTTATGACAGCAACAAGAACTTTAATCATGGGTACAGCAGGTGGTGAATTTTCTGTATCTGGTGGTGGAACAGATAGTGCAATTACACCAACAAACATATTAATTAAAAAACAATCTAATCATGGTTCTGCAAACGTAGATGCTATTTCAGTAGGTAACGTAACTTTATTTTTACAACGTGCTAAAAGAAAAATTAGAGAACTAGCTTACAACTTTGACGTAGATGGTTATATCGCACCTGATATGACTATTTTATCTGAACACATTACTGAAGGTGGTTTAACACAACTTGCATATCAACAAGAACCAAATCAAATTATTTGGGGAGTTCGTGGAGATGGTGAACTTATTGGTTTAACATATCAAAGAGAACAAGAAGTTACAGCTTGGCATAGACATATTTTTGGTGGCATTGTAAATATACCTACAATTACAGTTACAGATTATGCTAACATTGTAACAGGAACAAGAATTGTTTTTCAAAAATCAGATGGTACATTAGTTACTTTAACCGCAACAACAGGTACAGCTTCTGCTCAAGAATTTAAAACAGAAACAAGTAATAATGCAACAGCTGCAAATTTAAACGCATCTATTAACACAGCTAACACCGCATCAGGCACAGGTATTACATCTACTGTAGCATCTAATGTTTTAACTATAACAGAAGTTACGCCAACAGGATTGGCTTATTTAGTTATTAAAAGTTTTGACACAACAAGATTAACTGCTGTTAGTCAAACTAAAGCTGAATGTGAAAGTGTAGCAGTTATACCTACAGATAATTCTGAATACCAAACATGGGTTATTGTTAAAAGAACTGTCAATGGTATTACAAGAAGATATGTAGAATATATTAATACATTTGATTTTACAGAAACAGATAACACAACATTTAATTTTTTAGATAGTGCTTTAAGTTATAGTGGTGCAGCAGCTACAACTATATCAGGACTAAATCATTTAGAAGGTCAAACAGTTCATATATTATCTGATGGTGCAACTCACCCTACTAAAATTGTATCTTCTGGTGCAATTACATTAGACAGAGCAGCAACTAATGTTAAAGTTGGTTTAGGTTATAATTCAATATTACAAACAATGAGAATAGATGCTGGTTCTCAAAACGGAACATCACAAGCTAAAACAAAAAGAATATACGAAATTACTATAAGACTTTATGAATCCATTGGAGTTGAAGTAGGAGAAAAGTTAAGCAACATGGAACGAATACCATTCAGAACATCCTTTGATGTTATGGATCAAGGATTGCCACCTTTTAACGGAGATAAAACTGTAGAATTTAGAGGTAATTACGATACAGACGGATTTATATTTGTTAGACAAACTCAACCTTTACCTTTAACTATTTTATCTTTATACCCAGACTTACAAACTAATGATTAATAATAAATTAAATATATTACCTTACACTACTGAACATGGAAGATTTATTCTATCATGTCAAATGAATCATAAAATTTTAGAACATGATAAAGAATATATAAACATTCAAGGTGATGCTAAAAATTTACTACAAGACAAGTTAGCATTTACAGGTGTAGTTAATGATAAACCTATTTTTGCAGCAGGTATGAAAATGGTATGGGGTCAAGTTGCTGAAGGTTGGGTTATTGCTACAGACGAAGTTTGGAAATATCCTTTAGGAGTTGCTAAAGCAATTAAAAAAGATTTTGCTAAAATTGCTATACAAAATAATATACAAAGAGTTCAAACGTCAATCAGAAAAGATTTTCCACAAGGTTCAAGATTTGCTAAGTGGTTAGGTTTAGAACCAGAAGGTTTAATGAGAAAAGCAGGTTATGATGGTTCAGATCAATACAGATATGCGAGGATATTTTAATGGGTGCTAATCCATACGCAGCAGCATTTACAGTTGGAATGGGAGTTGTTAAAGCCAAGCAAGAAGGTGCTATTGGTAAATACAATCAAAGAAATGCTGAAAGAAATGCCGCAGTTGCAGAACAAGAAGCAATACAAATTGGTAAACAAACTGAATTTGATATTGCAATGTTTGACAAACAATTTAGACAAACAGTAGGTTCGGCACAAGTTGCTGTAGCAAAATCTGGTGCAGTAGCTGGAAGTGGAACTGCCGCTAGAATTGCAGAATCTAATGCGTTAGAAGCAGAGATGGAAAGAAAAATTACAAGATATAATGCAGACATAGGTGCTGCTAAAAAATTAGAAGAAGCAAACTTTTCAAGAATACAAGGAAAAATGGCGAGAAGAGAAGCTCGTATAGCTAACATACAAACTGCTGCTAAAGCTGGAAGTAGTTTAATACAAATATATGCTCCAAATAGTATATACAAAAAAACAT